ACAATCTAATTTCTTCCTAGCTAGAAACGGGTGTGGTCTAAGAAGACTAACACTTAAAGGATTAACTGGAGTGTTAACAGATGCTAATGATTATGGCACAAAAAGAACTACAGCAGGTGCTTATGTTTCATTAGATCCGGGCACTGGTCCAGAAGATCAAAGTGTTTGGGTTAGAAATAAATCAACTTATGTGCAAGGTGTTACAACAATAGGTACTGCTTGTGTAGGAATGAAAATTGATGGAGCATTACACAACGGTGGTAATAAATCTATGGTTGCTAACGACTTTACACAAGTATTAAGTGACGGTATCGGATATTGGGCAACTAATTTAGGTAAATCAGAACTTGTTAGTGTGTTTACATATTATAACCATATTGGATATCTAGCAGAGAATGGTGGTATATTACGTGCAACAAACGGTAACAACTCTTACGGAACATTTGGTAGTGTTGCTGAAGGATTCGATGCAAACGAAGTTCCAATTTCAGCACAAGTAAATAACCAAAGTGGCGAAGCAAGAATTGATAGAATAATGACTGATGGTAATGAAATACTTCATTATGCATATGAACATGCAGGTCAAGATTATACAACTGTAACAGCAAGTTATACTGGTCCAGGAACAGGCATTGATGCACGTTGGACTGAGTTTAGAAATAATGCTATTAGCAATATTCGTTTAACAGTACCAAGTGATTCATCTCAAATAGGTGGAGCTGGATATAAGTTTATTAGCAACTATGCTAGAGGCGGCACAGATAGTACATTATTAATTGCAAACGCTGAAGCAAGAACTTCGGCACAGTTAACAGGAATGGCAGTTTATATTACAAACGGTGCAGGAGCAGGTCAATACGGTTATATACAAGCATACGATGAAGATACTAATACTGCAACAATTTATAGGTATAGTACTGGAACAGCAGGATGGGATCAACTTATTCCGGGTAGACCAATACAATTTGTACTAGATGATAGTACATTCTACGAAATTGAACCTCGTGTTACAGTAAGTAGTCCTCCATGGACACAAACAGGAACAGTTGTTCAAGCAGGACTTGGACTTTCTGGGTTTGGCGCAGGAAAGTTTTATTATCCATTAAGTGGAACTAACGATGTTTATGTTACAGCAGACGGTGGCGATACATGGACAACAACTAACGTTAGCGAAAGTGATACATGGGACGCTAGAGGAAAACGCGGCGACTTAATGATGTTTGCGGCAGGCGGCTCAGCAAACTTCCATTATTCAAATGATGGAACATCATGGGACACTTCTACTTTACCTGATACACTTAACTGGACTGGTATTGCACAAGGTGGTTCTAATGATGATAAAATTATGGTTGTAGCTACCGGATCAGACACAGCATATATTGGTACGATTGGAACAGGCGGAGATAGTACAGTTGCTCCTACAAGTTGGACAGCACTAACATTAAATGCAAGCAGAGCATGGACAGGCGTTGAGTTTGGACAAGGAATTTGGTTTGTGTTTAGTTCAGATGGATATTATGAATATTCAACAAATGACGGATCAAGCTGGACGGCTGGAACTTTACCAGCACCTAGTTCACCAGAAGTGTACAGTGATGTTGCATATGGTAATAATACTTGGACACTAACAATGGACAACAGTGATAGAATGTTTTATAGTGATGATGCTGTTAATTGGCAAGATTCCGATATCAAAGGCGACAGCGTTAGAGAAGATTGGACCATAGCATATGCAGGTGGTGTATTTGTAGTAGCAAGTGCTCAAGGTACAAATGCATACAGTAATGAAGGTAAACATTGGACAGTAATTGGAAGTCCTAATGCTAACCAAACATCTGTTGCAGGTGGAATATATTTAGACAGACCAACATTCTTAACAAAAGGTACAAGTGCTACTGGTGAAAGAATACAAGGTGGTAAAACTGCACATTTAAGAGTTAACATTGCAAACAATAATATTAGTGAGTTTGTTATTATGGATCCAGGTAGTGGATACACTACACAACCTAGTGTTGTTGTATTTGATCCTGAAGAGTATACAGAACCAACTCTTGTAGTAAACTTAAATGACAAAGTACTTGCACAACCGGAAATGTATAATAGAGGATCAGATTACTTAACAATGATTGCTACATTGACTGGAACTGGTTTTGCAGATGAATACCAAAAAGGTAATAAACTTCAAATTAAAGGTGCAACAAAAGTACCAAAAGCAGGATCAAACATTAACTTTGCAGGACAACCTGATACACTTTATAAAATTGTTAAAGTATTAAGTAGTTCAGGAACTGCACCAAACTTTAGTGCTCAACTTCAAATTAGTCCGATATTAGCAGTAGCTACATCTCCGGATCATGAAGAAGCAATTACATTTAGAGAAAGATATAGTAGCTGTAGACTTACAGGACATGATTTCCTAGATATTGGTACTGGTAACTTTACAGATACAAACTATCCAACATTATATAAGTTTGGTAGATCTGCCGCAAATGAAACAAGACAAGCAAATGAAATTGTTGAAAATAATGGCGGAAGAGTATTCTACACAAGTACTGACCAAGATGGTAACTTTAGAGTAGGCGAACTATTTAGAGTTTCACAGTCAACAGGTGGTGTAACACTTAATGCAGATTTCTTTGACTTAGGTGGATTAGATGAATTGAGATTGGGTGGTATCCAAGTTGGTGGTACTCAAGCAACAATTAAAGAATTTTCAACAGATAATACAATGACTGCTAATAGCGATAGTGTAATACCAACGCAAAGAGCAATCAAAGCATACTTAGAAAATAGAATTACAGGCGGTGGTGCAACATTGTTTACTAACGCAATTACAGCAGGTGTTGTAGTAGTGCAAGGACAAGAGATATCAACTACTGAAGGTATAATAAACGTAACCAACCAGATGAACTTAACAAGCGGATCACCAGATGGTGATATGGCGGCACACGGTTTCTTCATTCACGGAATGGATGATCGCAATGAGTTTAACGGGTAAGGATAAATAGTATAAGCTAGGGAAACGGAGCATAAAATGGCAGAATTTAAATTAGGAAGAATTAGGTTTATATGGAAAGGGGACTGGACAGGTTCTACTTCATACCTAAAAGATGACATAATCAGATATGGTGGTCGTACATACGTTTGTATTACGGGACACACATCTACATCAAATTTTTACACAGACGAAAGTAACTGGAATAAATTTAGTGATGGTCAAGAATGGAAAAACGATTGGACCACAGCAACTTTTTATAAACAAAACGATATTGTTGCATATGGTGGTATTTTGTATATCTGTAACACAGGACATACTGCTGGTTCAATTCTAGAAGACGATCAAGAAAAATGGGATTTGTTTGCTACATCTATCGAATGGCGCTCCGCATGGTTAGCTGGACAAACATACAAAGCAAACGACTTGGTCAAATATGGCGGAAACATTTACTTTTGTAACACTGGTCACACTGCCGCGGCTACTGATGCATTAGGACTTGAAGCTAATATTGTAAGTTGGGATTTGTTCTCAGAAGGTGTTGACTGGAAAGGCCCATGGGCTCCTAGCACAAGATATAAAAGTCAAGACATTGTAAAATATGGCGGAACTGTATATGTTTGTAACCAAGGTCATACTTCAGGTGCAACTAATGCAATTGGCTTAGAAGCAGATCAATCTAAATGGGATTATATGAACCAAGGCTTTGAATACAAAGGCGCTTGGGGAAATAATACAAGATATAAAATTAATGACGTTGTAAAATACGGTGCAACACTTTGGATTTGTACAACTTATCATACTTCAGTTGTAGCGGCTGATGATTCAGGAACAGGTACATTAAAAGCTGACGAAGATAATTGGGCAGTTTTTGTTCCAGGTTTAGAATTTGAAGATACATGGGATTATAATACAAATTATCAACCAGGTGACTTTGTTACTTTTGGTGGATATATGTATGTTGCGGCAAGCAACAACTTTAATATTCAACCAGGTATTGATTCAACTTGGGAATTATTAACAACAGGATTTAGAAATAGAGGCCTTTGGGGCGATGACTCAACTAACCAAGAATACAGAGTTGGTGATGTTGTTAGACTAGGTGGATATACTTATCTTGCTACATCTAACCACAGCGGATTCCGTCCGCCAAATGCGTCTTATTGGGAAAGATTAAACCAAGGTATTGAATGGAAAAATACTTGGACAGATGCTACTTTCTACGATGCAGGTGATGCAGTACGTGAAGGATTAATAAGTTACATTTGTATCCTTGCACACACATCAGCGGCAGGAAATAAACCATCAGTTGATTCAGCAGGTACATATTGGAATAACCTAGCATCAGGTGCTGAAGAAAGTGCATTAACAACTGACGGCGATTTACTTTACTTTAGTGGATCAGGACCAGCAAGATTACCAATTGGTGATGAAGGTCAAGTTCTTTCAGTTAGCAGTGCAGGTATTCCGCAATGGGTAGATTTTGGTAAGCAAGAAGATATTTATTATGTTGCAAGTAATGGTGTAGATAGTAAAGCACCTACATACGGTGTAACACTTGACAGACCATTTAAAACAGTTAGATATGCATGTGAACAAATATTAAACGGACCAAAAAATCCAAACTCTGCATATCTTTTAGAAATAAACAGAAGCTTTATACAAAAAGAATTAGGTAACTGGTGTTTAGAACAAATTGTTAACCAGATTACTCCGTTCTTTATTGGATTTAACTTTAGCCAAGCAGAGTTTGAAAGACTAATTGGATTTGTAGTAGATGCAATGGCCTTAGACTTAAGGCATGGTGGAAACACAAATATGCGTAGAGTTGCAACAACATTTGCAAATCAAACAGACGGCGATTGGTTTAACGTAGGTGGCGAAGCACAAAACGTTGCGGCACTTAATTACATGTACACACTAATAGAAAATGTAATTAATAGTACTGCACCGGCAACTAATTATCAAGACGAACGTAGTGTTCCAGTAGGTGATCAGTCAATACAAATTACCGATTCAACAAAACCAGCTGAAACAGGAATTTATGCGTTACTTGATACTTACAACACATACGCAAAAAATGCAATTACACTAGGTGGAGGTTATACTATTCCTGCACTACAAGAAATACACAAAACAGTACGTGTAATGACAGGTGAATTTAAAGAAGTACTTCCAATCAGAGTACCAGCATTAACTGTTATACTAGGTGACGAATTACGTAGTACAAGAATTAAGCCAGCAGGTTCACTTACAGACAGTAGTGACACTACTTACAGTTTAGCAGGTATATTACATATGCAAAGTATTATTGATGACATTATTCAAGGGTCATCAGTTACAGCACAAACTGGAAATACACTTACGCAAAATGTAACTAAGCCCCATTCAAATGCAGGTACAGCAACAACTTTAACAAATCTTGCACAACAACTTTATGATTATATTGACTATAAAGTTAATGGTGTTTCAAGTGACTCAAGTGCTCCAGCATTTGGCGGAACTAATACAAGAGTTGATGATCAAGATGTAATGGCGGCAGTAAGATTGCTAGAACTTAATAAAGATTTTATTGCTAGAGACGTAACAAAGTATATCGAAGTTAACTATCCAGCATACAATTTTGACTCAGTAGCTTGTGAAAGAGATGTAAGAGAATATATTAGTGCATTTATATACGATCTAGTATACACAGGTAACTATAAAACATTAATGTCTGGAATATTCTACCACAATAGCGTTAGCGGTTCAGCATTAGAAAACATGTTCTTGCTAAGAGACGGTACTGGTGTACGTAATGCAACACTAAGTGGTTTGACAGGTACATTAGGATCAGCCAACGCATATGGAACTAAACGTCCAAGTGCAGGTGCTTATGCATCACTTGATCCGGGCTGGGGACCAGCAGATACAGCAGTATGGATCAACAAAAGATCTCCATATGTACAAGGTGTAACAAACTTTGGTACAGCATGTGTAGGTATTAAAGTTGACGGATCACTACATGATGGCGGTAACGACTCTATTGTTGCTAACGACTTTACACAAGTACTAAGTGATGGTATTGGTGCATGGGTAACAAACTTAGGTAGAGCAGAACTTGTTTCAGTGTTCTCATACTACGGACATATTGGATACCTTTCAGAAAACGGCGGTAAGATACGTGGTACTAATGGTAACTGTTCATACGGTGATCAAGGTGCAGTAGCTGAAGGTGTTGATGAGACAGAAGTAGCTATCGAAGGAAATATCGATAACCAAAAATTAGAAGCACAAATTACAAATGTTTTAACTGACGGAGAAGCTATTATTCATGTAGAATATAGTCATGCAGGACAAGACTACACTGCGGCAACATATGGATTTAGTGGTGCAGGTTTTGGAGCGGCAGTAAGTGCGGCAAACGTAGTTACTGGTGGTATTAATGAAATTAGACTACGTAACCCAGATGATGGATCTACATACGATGCAAATGGCAACGCAGATTCATTTGGTGGACGTGGATTTAACACAAGTACAAACACAGCACAGGCTGGAACTACTACACAAATTACTCTTTCAAACACAGAATCAGCCGCGGCTGGCGACTATGTTGGAATGAGAGTTGTTGTAACAGCAGGTAAAGGCGTTGGACAGTATGCAAGAATTGTAACTTATAATGCAAATACAAAAGTTGCAACTGTAGCAAAAGAATCAGATGGAACAGCAGGTTGGGATACTTTCCATTTTAGTAACGCAATTGAAACAACACTTGATGCTACAACAGCATACATTGTTGAACCAAGAGTTTCATTTACTGGTGGCGGCGGTACAGGTGCATTAGTAAGAGCTAAAGTTAGTGATGGAAGAATTACTGAATTTAGAATTGTTAATCCAGGAAGTGGATATACAAGTGCTCCTACAATGACTGTAACAGATCCAAGTTCAACATTAGATGTTCCGCATACAGTAAGATTTGGCGACGGTGTTTTAACACAACCAACATTTAGTAACAGAGGTGTTGATTATGAAACAGCAAGTGCTGAAATTACAACAGGTGATGGTTTTGCAGATTTATTCCAAACAGGACAATATGTAAATGTTAAAGGATTAACAGCAACACCGCAAGAAGGATCTAACTTAACAATTAACGGAGATAGCAGATTCTTTAAAATTGTTGCAGTAAGAGAACTTTTAGGTAGTGTTGGTAACCAAACAGCAAATCTTCAAGTTAGCCCTGATTTAGGAATTGAAACTGCTCCTACACATGATTCAACTATTGAAGTAAGAATTAGATATTCACAGGTACGTTTGACAGGACACGATTTCCTAGATATTGGTACAGGTGGACTTGCAGATACAAATTATCCTAATACACCTTTACAAGCGCCAGACGCAACTGACGAAGTTAAAGAGTATGGAGGCGGAAGAGTATTCTACACAAGTACCGACCAAGATGGTAACTTTAGAGTAGGTAGATTGTTCAACGTTGAACAGGCTACAGGACAAGCGAGCTTGAATGTTAACGCATTCTCACTAGCAGGACTGCAAGAATTATCACTAGGTGCAGTTGGCTTAGGAGCTGGCGGCGCAGTAATTAATGAATTTTCTACAGATGGTACAATGAGTGCAGACTCAGATAATGTTGTACCTACACAGAGAGCAATAATTGCTTATATTAACTCACAGATTGGTGGTGGATCTAGTTCACTTAACGTGAACGCCATTACTGCTGGTGTGGTAAATATTACTGGTGATACAATTAGTACATCAACTGATGTACCGATAAACGTAAATGCTCAAATGAACTTTACAGGAGGCATATCCGGCGATCCGGTAGCACTACAATACTTCTTAAAGTAACTGATAAATACAAATGGAGATAAAATAAAATGGCAAATGGCGTACTAGGAAAAAATGATCTATCAGCTAATACTAACACCTCAGTTTATACTGTACCAGGTGGATCGTATACTGTAGCATCAATAAACATATGTAATAGAGGCTCAAACACAGCAAGCATTAGAATTGCTATTGGAGCTTCTGGAACACCAGCAAATAGTGAATATATTGAATTTGATGTATCACTAGCACCAAACGGGGTCTTAGAAAGAACTGGTTTGGTTATTGGTGAAAACCAAATATTAATTTGTAGATCGAGTCAAGCAAGTGTTTCGGCAGTTGCATATGGTATCGAAACTACATTACCGGCGTAAAGGATAGTATTATGGGAAGAAGAATATCAATTGGAGCGGCACCAGGAGGTAATACTATTGCTTATGGTAGCACTGCCCAAAGACCAGATACCGCAGGTGCTGGATTTTTAAGATTCAACACTGACAGAAATTTTCTTGAATTTTACAACGGAACAGCATGGTTACCTGTAGGTACTTTCCAAACTGTAAGCACAAGTTCAAATACTACTGCATCAGCAGGACAAGCAATCTTTTTAGATACAACAAGTGGCGGACGTACAATTACATTGCCATCAAGTCCAGCGTTAGGCGACACAATTAGAATATTTGATGTAGCAAGAACCTTTGATTCAAATGCATGTACAATTGGACGTAACGGTGAGAAGATAATGGGTGATAGTTCAGACATGACTATTGATTCCGAAGGTGCTTCCTTCGATATGGTATATAGTGGATCAAGTCAGGGCTGGAGACTATTGTCTGTATAATATTATATAGAGGAAATTAGTAAATGGCATCTTATGCAAGTTATAAAAAAGTAAAAGCAGAAAGTATTTCGGCAGGCGCTATCACAGGCGCTAAATTACAGGCCGGTGCTGGAAATGCATACGGTGTTCAATGGATTTACAACGAACGTGGTAGACTATGTCATAACTGTGCCAACAATGGTAACTGTTGTGAACAAGCTAATGGTAAGTGTTGTAACTGGACAGTACCAGCAAACGTTGGCAAAGTAACATTTGAATTATGGAGTGGCGGAGGTGGCGGAGCAGGCCATACTTGCTGTAACTGTTGTTCTTTTAGTGCTGGCGGAGCAGGTGGTAACTATACAACTAAAACTATTGAAACACAACCTGGTTGTACATATACTATATGTGCAGGAGGATCGTGGAGATGCGAAAAAGCACATACTTGTAGTGCAGGTATGGGATGTCGTTCATATGTAAATGGACATAATCTATCAAACTTCTGCGTAACAGGTGGTTGCGGTGGTTGGATGTGTAACGGTGATGCTTGGGGACCAAGACATCAAGGTACATGTGCAAACTGTAACATTTGCGGAGGTTTCGGAACAGATTTCACAATTATGGGTACAACAGGATTTAGAACAGGTGGTTCAGCATGTCGTTGTCATGGACAAACAAGTTTTACTGGTCAGGCGCCATTGATAGGTAAAATGCAAGCTGTATCAACTTCTGAAGCATGGTGTGCATGTGGTTGTTATGTTAATTGGCCAGCTGGCGGCGGACAGTCAGGCGTTTCACCTTATTGTGAAACTGCTGAAAAATGCTGTGCAGGTGGATCAGGCCAAGGTGGTTCTGGTATAGTAAAGATAACGTTTGTTTAGGATAGGGGAATAATTAATGGCATCGTACGCAAGTTATAAGAAAGTAACAACAGCACAATTTGATGATAACTCTATCTCAGGTGCTAAGTTACAGCCAGGCGCTGGTAACCAAGCATGTATTAAATACATTTATGCAGATAGAGGTCTAGCATGTCAAGCATGTGCGGCTAACGGTAGTTGTTGTGCTCAGTCATGTGGACGTTGTTGTTTATGGACAGTACCAAGCAACGTAAGTAAATTAGTTTTTGAAATTTGGTCAGGCGGCGGAGGCGGCGCAGGACAAACATGTTGTAACTGTTGTAGTTTCTCAGGTGGTGGTGCCGGTGGTAACTACGCTATGAAAAGTATTAGTACAACTCCAGGATGTCAGTACACTGTATGTGCAGGAGGCAGTTGGCCTTGCAATAAATCACATACATGTTCAGCGGGCATGGGGTGTAGATCTTACATTAACGGACATAACCTAAGTAATTTTTGTGTTACTGGCGGCTGTGGAGGCTGGATGTGTAACGGTGATGCATGGGGTACATATGATAAATCATATGGCTGTGCTAACTGTAACATTTGTGGTATGTTTGGAGCTGATTTTGGAATTATGGGATTTGTTGGAAACAGACTAGGACACTCAGGTTGTCATTGTCAAGGTGCAGACCATACTTCAACAGGTGGAGCGCCTATGTTAGGCGGAATGGTACACCAAATGAGTTTAACAGAAGCCTGGTGTGGTTGCGGTTACTATGTTAACTGGCCTGCAGGTGGATCAAGTACAGGATTATCAAGCTACTGTGACAACGCTGAAAAGTGTTGTGGTGGTGGACAAGGACAAGGCGGATCGGGCATCGTAAAAATTACGTTTGCTTAAGAAAGAGGAAATATTATGGCAACATATGCAAGTTATAAAAAAGTTGATGTTGATAGTATCGACAACGGATCGATAACAGC